TGTTGATGCAATCTTAGGAGCTGTTGTTGGTCAAACTGCAACTCTATCGTATGAATATAGCCCAGAAGGTACTGCTTCTGGAAAAGTAAAATACACTGGAGAAGCAATACTAACCAACTACGCACTAAGCTCCCCAGTCGGAGATGTAGTCGCTTACTCAGCAGATTTACAATGCTCTGGTGCAGTTACTCGTGGCACACACTAATTAGATAATTAAAGAGAGGAGACACATGAAACGATTATCTATTGATGATATAGAAAAACTACCTTCAGTTCCAGAAGAAGAATTTGAGATTGAAGAGTGGGGTTTCTCAATATTGATTCGTGGTATCAATAAAGGTATGCAAGTTAAGTTGGGTAAATTACTTAATGAAGATGATGCTGATGCATTTGATTATCAAAAAGAATTACTCAAGGTATGCGTTATTGAACCAGAGTTAGATGATGAAACAATCGATAAGTTGTATGAAAAAGATGCTAAAGTCATTGACCAGATATTTGCAAAAATAAATGAACTCAATGGTATTGGGGGTTCTGCCGAAGCAGAACAGTTTTGAAAACAATCTTGATTTAATATTCAGATTCAAACTAGCTCGTGAGTTAGGCATGACTGTCGGAGAACTATTAGCTACAATGAGCTTCAAGGAATACAACCAGTGGATTAGTTTCTATAAATGGGAAACTGGAGAGCAAAACAAACAACAAGCTCTTGCTGAAGCTGAGCGTAATAAGAAGATGGGAAGATAATGGCAATAGCCGATATAGCAATAAATATTGTTACTAAGGGTGCTGAGTTAGCAAAACGACAACTCAATTCACTTAGTGGCTCTGCTGGTAAGTCTGGCAACATGATGAGCAAACTTGCCACTGGTGCAAAACTTGCTGGTGTTGCTCTTGCTGTTGGTTTAGCTAAAGGTCTTACAGAAGCAGTACAAGAGTTTACTGCATTCAATGACAAGATGACACAATCTCTTGCCATTATGAACACCACTGTCGAGCAACAAAAGGCAATGGAAGAGTCTGCTCTATCTGTTTCAAGAGAGACTAGAATATCTGCTGAGCAATCTGCTGAAGCATTTTTCTTCTTAGCATCTGCTGGTTTAGATGCTGAACAGTCTATATCTGCACTTCCACAAGTAGCTAAGTTTGCTCAAGCTGGTATGTTTGATATGGCTACTGCAACTGACTTAGCAACAGATGCTCAGTCTGCATTAGGACTTACTGTCGATGATGCACAACAAAACTTAGAAAATCTTACGAGAGTTACAGATGTTTTGGTAAAAGCTAACACATTAGCCAACTCTTCTGTACAACAGTTCTCTGAAGCACTTACTAACAAAGCTGGTTCTGCATTGAAGGTAGCTAACAAAGGTATCGAAGAAGGTGTTGCAGTATTATCAGCATTTGCAGATAGAGGTGTAAAAGGTGCTGAAGCTGGAGAAAAACTAAACCAGTTACTTCGTGATATTCCAAGAGCCACAGCAAAGAATGCTGAAGAGTTTGCAAAACTTAATCTATCTATGTTTGATTCAAGTGGTAACTTAAAAAATGTTGCAGACTTGATTGAAGAACTAGACACAGTTCTTGCACCAATGTCAGATGAGCTAAAAGCATCTACATTAGACCAGTTAGGACTAAATCGTGGTGTTGCTGATGCTGTAAAGATATTATCTGGTGCTGGAGATGAAATAAGGGCTTATGAATCAGCTTTGATGCAATCTGGTGGTACTACTGAAGATGTAGCAAACAAACAGATGGGTTCACTTAAAGCACAACTTGATTTGATGAACAATGCATTTTCTGAGCTAGGGATTCTCATAGGAGATATTATTGCACCAGCTCTTACTGCTTTAGTTGAAGGTGTAACAAAGACTGTCAGAAAATTCACAGACTTCATAAGTAATCAAAGAGAACTAAGTGCAGAAATAAAGAAGAATGTTGAAGAAGCAGATAAGTCAGTTGGACTTTATGGTACAAAATTACCAAAAGCATACGATGTTTATGGAACATCAGTTAAAGATACAACTGATGAATTAATAGACCATAGGACTGCAACTGAAAAAGCTATTGAAATGGGTACTAAATATGCAGACATGAACAATGGTAGATTAGCCACTGACCAAATTGTTGCAGATGCACTTAAAACATTTACAAGAGAAACAGAGAATAATACAGATGCGATAGAAGAACAAACAGAACAAGCCAAAGAATTTGCAGATACAATGAAATCAAAACTCTTACCTTCACTTCAATCAGTTGTTGATGCTCAAGACAAACTTAAAGATATTCAAGATAGAATAACTGATGCTGAAGAAGATAGAGATGAAGCTAGTAAGAATCTTACAAAAGCTCAAAAAGAATTAGAAAATGCATCTTTGCAAGTTTCAGTTGCAGAACAAAAACTAGCTGATGCAAAAGATAAAGCAAAACAAGTTACCCTAGAAGAAAAACTTGCAATAGCACAGCAAGAAGAAACTATTAGAAAATTAGTTGAAACTGAAGAGCGTAATGAGATACAAGAGCTTCAGTTAGCAATAGCAAAAGAAAAACTTACAGAATTAATAGAAGCATCTACTGGAGCTACTAATGAACAAACACAAGCTGAGAGAGAGTTAGAGAGAGCTTTAGAAGCAGAACAAAGAGCTACTGAGCGTGTTACAAAAGCACAAGAAGCACTTACCAAAGCACAAAAAGAACTTAATGAAGTAACTGCAAAGACACCAAAGAATCTTCTTGAGATAGCTATGGCTAAAAAAGAATTAGATGATGCTCTTAAAAATTTAGATGCACTTGGTTCTTTTGAAGATGGATTAGCACTTCTTGTTGAATCGACTGGTATGAAGCTACAAGATTTAATAAATATGGCTAATGCAATAAGAAGTGGTAATAATATTTCAGTTGGTTCTGGTGGTGGTGGAGACTCTGGTGGTGGAGATGGTGGAAGCACTGGGAGTGAAACTTTTGATACTGATGGTGTATCTGATGGTGGTGCTGGAAATGATGTAATACCTTCAAGAGTTCCAGCATCTCAAAGAGTAGCTAGTACAGTTCTATTTACACAAAATCTTAAGTTTGAAAATCCTAAACTTGAAGGAGATGAACTTGCTCTCAAAGTTGCAGAACAAGTTAGAAGAGCAACAAGAAATGGTATCAAAGTTATAACATGAGTGTTGCATTCGATTCAGATGTAACACTAACAGTCGAGATTGCACTGGATAGTTCTCCATTTGATGCATCACAATCATTTACAGACATAAGTTCTTTTGTAAGGTCTTTTCAATTCTCAAGAGGTAGGTCAGATGAATTATCTGCATTTAGAGCTGGTACATTGACATTAAATGTATCTAATGCAGATAATAGATTTAATCCATCTAATACTTCTAGCCCTTACTTTGATTCATCTGCTGGAAGAACAAAGATACAACCACTTAAGCAAGTAAGAATAAAAGCTGTTTATGATTCTGAAACTTATACAATTTTTCGTGGTTTCTTAGATGTTATACCAGTCAAGTTTATAGCAGAAGGTGCTGACTCCATTGTTCAATTTACAGCGATAGATGCATTTAGATTGTTTCAAAACCAAACATTTCAATCGGTTGGTTGGAGAGTTGGTAGAACTGGTTTTACAGAATTAGGTCAAAGGACAAGGTTAGGTTATTCAGATGCTCAAGAACTATCTTCACTGAGAGTTTCAAGAATATTAAATGCAATAGGTTTTCCTTCTGCATTAAGAAGTATTGATACTGGAACAAAACAAGTTATAACACAAGGATTAACAACAAATGTTTTGACTGGCTTAAGAGAATGTGAAACAGCAGAGAATGGTCAGTTCTTTATTGATAGAGAAGGTAAAGCAACATTTAGAAATAGGGCATATAAGTTTACTAATACAAAATCTACAACTGTTCAAGCTACATTCGATAATTCTGGTTCTAATTTACCATATACAGATGTTCAATTAGGTTTTGATGATAATGAAGTTATCAACAATTATTCATGGACAAGAAGTGGTGGTACTACACAATTTATTGCTGACTCTGACTCGATTCAAAGATTTACACCAATAAACTCTTCTGAAACTACAATCAATGTAAATGATGCTGATGTTGCTGGAATTATTCAACAAAAGCTATCAGAGACAGCTATTCCAATTATTAGAATTGATAGTCTTACAATAAATCCAAGACAGAATACTAGCATTTGGGAACATGCTCTTGGAAGAGATTTAGGAGATAGAATCAAAGTAAATATTACAAATCCAGATAGCAGTACATTTAGTGATGAACTCTTCATTGAATCTGTATCACATAGTGTAAGTGCATCTACTCAAAGTTGGCAATGGATAATGACACTTAGCCCAGCATCTTCTTCATCTTGGGTATTAGGTCAAGCACAATTAGGAATTGGTACACGATTTGCTTATGCTTAGTGCTATGATAAAAGAGATAAAAGGAGATAAATAATGGCAGGAGCAGGTTGGCAAAGTTATTCCACTGGAGACTTGATAGATGCTACGACATTTCAAACATTCATACAAGACCAAGTTATTCAAGTATATGCAGATTCATCAGCTAGAGATACAGCATTAGGAACTAATGATGCAGAAGGTATGTTCTGCTTCTTAAAAGATTCAAATACTTTACAATTCTACGATGGTTCAGCTTGGGTAAACTTTATTGGAGATGGAGATATAACTGGAGTTACAATAACTACTGCATCTAACTCTGGACTTGCTGGTGGAGCATCTGCGACATCTGGTGCATTCTCAGCTACAATGACAACAGACTTAAATAATCTTGCATCTGCAACAGTCAATGTTGCAAATGATAGTATCGCTATCATTGATGCAGATGATAGTAATGGAAGTAAAAAAGAGAGCATAGCTGATTTTGTTTCTGGCATAGCTGGAACTGGATTGACTGCTTCAAGTGGTCAGTTAAATGCATCAGCTGGTGTTACTCTTGGATTAGTATTAGCACTAAGCTAGGAAGGAAAATATGGCAGATACTTTACATTCAGCAACTGGAGTTTTAGGTACAAGTGCAACAGACATAATTGATGCAGTGCCTTCATCTACAACAGAGACATCAATAGGAATATTGTTGGCAAATGTAAACTCAAGCAGTCAAGATGTAACAGTTGATTTAAGTCTTACAAAATCTGGTGGAACATTAAGACATCTTTTAAATAATGTTACTTTACCAGCTGGAGCAACCATAGAGTTAAATACAAAGATTACATGTGAGACTGGAGATGTTTTACAAGGACTTTGCTCATCAGCATCAAGTGCTGAGTTTACTTGTACATTCTTGAGACAGACATAGGTGGCTTATGTCATTTGGTTATATTGGAGATATATCTACCAAGATAAAACAACAAGTTAAAAATGAAGGAATACTATCTGTTACTGAATTACTTGAATTAGAAAAAGATGGTTTTCTAGGTGGTAGTTTAGAGCTTATTGAAGAAAAATCTATAAGTGGTGTATCTTCTGCAATTTTTACAGATATAAAAGAAAATGTTTATGATGTACATTTTTTACAAATAAATGATTATCAACCTATATCAGACAATACAGATATAAGAGTAAGGTTTTTTGAAAGTGGAGTAGAGCAAAGTGGTAGTGTATATCAATATGCTTTTGAATTTATGACAGCAAATGGGTCAAGGGGTGAAGTACAAGATACAAGTTCAACTTATATAAGAGCTACATTTAATACAGGTAATTCAACAAATGAAAAACAAGTTTCATATAATTATTTTTATAATTTAGGAAATAGTGCAAAGAATAGTTTTCAAACAATGCAAACATGTGGTATGAATAATCTAACCGAATTTATTACAGCTTTTGGTGGTGGAGTACTAGGACAAGCTAGTACAGTAAATCAAATAAAACTATTTAATGGAAGTGGTAATTTTAGTTGTACTGCAAGTTTATATGGGGTGAAACAATGAGTAACCTAAGATTATTAAATGAAACTACTGTAAGCACAAGTGTAAGCACAGTTAATGTAACAGATGTTTTTTCTTCAGATTTTGATATATATAAAATTACTTTTAGTGGCATTTCAACAGCAGGAAGTACAGCAACACCTCTAAACGCTAGGTTAATTAATTCAAGTGGAAGTGTTATTACTTCTTCAGAGTATGATTATGGTTTTTTACTTTTAAAAGCTGAAACCTCTGATACAGAGAGCAGAGCAACTAATGGCACACAATGGGATAATTTTTTTGGAAATCCAGATGATAATCCAGAAGTAGTAAGTGGAGTAGCATATATATTTAATCCATTTTCTAGTTCATCTTTTACTTTTGCTATAAATCAAGTAGCAGTTGAAACTAGAAGGTGGTATAAAATGATACAAATTTTGACAGATTTAAGTTCAGTAACAGGATTTCAAGCATTTGAAAGTAATTCAAGACCAATAAATAGTGGTGTATTCAGAACTTATGGACTAAGGGTGGATAGCTAATGGGATTATTACAAGTAGCAACAACAACAGTAACAAGTGCAGTAGCTAGTGTTACCTTAACAGGCATAGATAGTGATGATGTTTATATGGTTGCTTTTAATAATGTTGTAGGTGCAACAAATAATGTTGGCTTACAAATACAATTAACTAAAAGTGGTACTGCACAATCTGATAGTGAATATGATTTTGCTTATAAAAATTTGCGAACAGATACAACTTTTTCAAATACTGCTGGAACAAATAATACTGCTGTTTCATTAGGTAATACAGGAACATCAACAAGTGAGAGTTCACAAGGTATAATTTACCTTTATAATTTTAATAACAGTTCGGAGTTTAGTTTTTTTACTAATGAAACTTGCCATTTTAATGCAACACCTTTTTTAACAGGAGCGCAGGGTGGTATTGTGCATACTGTTGAAAGTGCAAGTGATGGGGTTAATTTTAAAATGTCAAGTGGAAACATTGAAAGTGGTAGCTTCACACTTTTCAAAGTAATATGAGGTTTAGATGAGTACAGAATATGGCAGAATAGGAACACAAATAGAAAATAGCTTCAGAAACAATAATGGTATTTATACACTCAAAGATATTTATGAACTAGATGCAGAAAATAAATGGACTAATTTTGGGCAGTTGGAATTGATACAGACACAAACATTTACAACAACATTAAACGTAGATTTCACTTCAATTAAACAAGATATTTATGATGTTCATTTTGCAACTGTATCTGTTGATAGACAAACTACAAGTAGCGAGAGTGTAGGCATACAATTTTATGAAAATGGAACATTAGAAACAGGTACAGTTTATCATTATGCTTATCAAAATGGAGATTCTGGTGGCACTTTTAACGAGAGTAGGACTAATGGAAGTAATAGATTATTTGCTACGCAATTTGTAAATTCAGGAGATAGGAAATCTGGTTACAGCTATTTTCTTGATTTAGGCGACAGTACAAAATATTCATTTCAAACAATGCAGAGTACAGCGATGTTAAGTACAACTTATAAAATGAGATTTGGTAGTGGAGTTTTACCACAAAAAAGTACAGTTGATGGTATCAGGTTCACTTCAGTTACAGGTACAATGACAGGCGATATATCTCTTTATGGGATTCGGAGTTTTTAGTGGCTACTAATTTACAGTTTATTAAATCTTCAAGTGCAACAAATGTTACAACTCTCTCTGTAACTGATTGTTTTAATCAAGGTTATGATGTATATAAAATTACTTTAAATTCTGAGAGTAATTCAACAGATGGTTATTTTGGATTTCAACTTATAGATAATTCAAGTTCTATCATTACAGGTAGCGAATATGATGAAGCAGTTTTGGGTATGAGGTCTTATAATGATTATTTAGAAAATGCTTCTGCAACTGCTTCAATGATATCTGCTGGGTACGACCAAGATTTTGGAGCTACTATGGTACTTTATATTTATAATGCAGATGATAGTTCAAGTTTTACATTTGGAAATTTTCAAAGTGGTGGTGGTACATCTGGTACTCAACTTTTTGGAACAAAAGGTATATTTGTTCATCATACTGCTGAAATAATTTCTGGAATACATTTTAAAATGTCGGCAGGAAGTAATGATTTTAATTATATAAATGTGTCAGTATATGGAATTAGATAATGTCTGGTAGTTTAGTTTTGATTCAAGAAACAACAATAAGTACATCAACTTCAACTGTATCTTTAGTTGGTATTGATAGTACCTTTGATGTTTACAAAGTTATTTTTAATAATGTTACATTTACAACAAGTTCTAATACAGGATTTAGAGCTAGGGTAACTGTTTCTGGTACTGCTGATACAACCTCTAATTATGATAGAGCAAGTATGGGTTTAAAATCTAATGGAAGTTTTGATAATAATAATGCAACCAATGAAACATCTTGGGATATAGCAAACACATCGTTAGATGGTACAGTTACAGGCAGTCAAGCAAATGGTATTATATATTGTTTTAATTTTAGTAATTCAAGTGAGTTTTCATTTATAACAAAAGAGAGTTCAAATTTTGATGACAGGGGAACACCAACAGTTAATGGCTCACAGGGTGGTGCAGTACATACAGTTACACAAACTTGTGATGGCATACAGTTCTTCGCAAATACAGATAATATTGCAGGTGGCAAGTTTCAACTTTTTGGTCTTGTGAAATAGATTTTTATATAAGTAAGCTAAGATAAAGAAAGGTAAATTATGGCAACAAAAGAAGAGCTACAAGCTCAAGCAGATGCAGAGATAGAAGCAAATTCTCCTTTGTATAAGCAAGTTAATAATGAGAGAATGGAGTTCTCTGATGATGACTACGCTCAAGCAAAGATTGATTTAGGGAATGCTAAATGGGAAGAACAACAGTTCGGCTACATTTCTGCTAGGCAAGAAGCGTATGGTGCTATATCAGACCAGCTAGACCAACTCTATTGGGATATTGATGCTGGTAAGCTAGATAAAACTGGCGAGTGGTACAAAGCTATCAAAAAAGTCAAAACAGATAATCCAAAACCAAGCTAATGAAAATAATATTACTTAGGTTTTCTTCTCAAGAAGATTCTACATCTGGAGCATTGTTCAAAGCTAACGATGATGGTACAAAAGAGTTTCTCTGTTATACCATTGAAGATGAGTACAGATTAAAAAAAGTCAAGGGAGAAACTCGTATAAAAGGCAATACAACTTATAAAGTGTTGCTTAGAGAAGAAGGGTCAATGACAGCTCGTTATAGAGCAAGGTATGAAGCCAAGTATGGTAAAGACTGGTTCAAAGGAATGTTATGGTTACAAGATACTGTTGGATATTCTGGAGAGCCATTCACTTATGTATATTTTCATGCTGGAAATTCCGATGACTCGAGTCTGGGTTGCATCATTACAGGGGATTCTCAAGAGAACAATGTTCTAAAAAAAGATGGTTGGGTTTCTAACTCAAGACAATCTTTTGAGCGAATCTATCCAGTTTTAAGAGATGCAGTCTTAGAAGAAGGACTTGAACTTGAAATAATTGATTGGGATTATCCAGCTCAAGATGAAAAAGCAGACATCAAAAAAATTGTTGATGAAGAAGTAAGAAAAGAATTATCAAACAAGTCTCCACAAAATATGATTGGAGCGATGGATATATACGAAAAAATTTCTGAGATTAATGGGAATCTGAAGATACTAGAAGCTAAACTCGAAGGGAAGAACATAATTTAGCTCTGGGGGTCTCCCATGAAAATCACTTGCCCAAAATGTAAAACAGAACTTCTTTATGTCGCTACTACAACCAAATGGGTTTGTGGGAATAAAAAGTGTATAGATTATAACCGAAGGCAATTTGGTGGTACAGTAGAAGAAGAATAGGAGACTATGAAAAATAAAGAATATTGGAAATTTATTTTGTCAAAAGCATTCAGAACTGGATTACAGTCAGCTATCTCATTGTATTTAGCTAACACCAGTGGAATCATAGATGCAAATGCATTAGAACTCATTGGGGTTGCCTTCTTGTCAAGTTTTTTGAGTGTGATTCAGAATGGCTTGGAACAAAAAAATCCAAAGTATAGTTACGAAGGGTAATAATGGACTGTTGTGGTGCATGTAACTGTGGGGGATAGTTTATCTTAAGTGGAGAACATATCTAATAAACTAGCAAGGATATTAGTTTGTCTTGCCTTAATTTATCCCTTCCCAGTTTTAGCAAACGAAGATAACAGTACAACTACAACAACAACCAGTACAACTACTACTACGATTCCAGAAGGAGAAGTAGAAGAAGTAGAGACATTTGATGGTACAACTACTACCACAACTACTACAACTGTGCCAGAAAACAGCTCTACAACGACTACAAGTAGCACTACATCAACAACTACAACTACTACTATCCCAGAATCATACGAACAATCTACTGATATGGTCATTCCACAAGATGAGTTGGACATAAATGGAAACGAAGTAGAGAATAATATTGATTACAACAATACTTGGTCTGGTTACTATGGTTGCACTGATTACTGTATAAATATAGAATTTCAACAGCATGGTGGAGAATCTGGCTCTTATGAATTTGATTTACCAGAAACAACGACTGTTGATGAAGAAGAACTTGATATTGAGATTTATGAAGTAGGTTTTACTATTGGTGCTTTGAATAATGAAGCTGAAGTAACTTACACACATACTGATGAGACAACTCAAACTAATACTATTGATGCTCAAGGATTTGTAACAGCTGAAACAATGTATGAAATTGTTGTTTACAACATTAGAACAACCTTAGATACTTTTATTGATAAGTTTACTTTGACTCTAAATGATTGGACTTTGGTTGATGATATATCATTCAAATACATTCAACCAACTACAACAACTACTACAACAACAACTACTACAACAACTTTGCCACCACCACCACCAAAAGCACCAGAGCCAGAACCAGAACCAGAGCCAGAACCAGAAGTAATTGTAGTAATATTAGATTCTGGGGAAGAAACAGAACTATCTCAAGGAGAGATAGATGATGGAACTCTCGACAGAATGAATGAGAGAGCCAAAAATTATGCTCTGTATGGTGTCGAACTAACAGATGCACAGATTGAGCGTGGAGATTTAGAACAATATGACATTGAGATTATCGAAGAAGAAGAGTTTTTCGGAGAAGAGTTTTCTGGAGATGATACTTTATTTGTTGAAATGGAAGATGACTTTGATGATGAAGAGTATGAAAGAGAACTTAAAGAACAAATGGAACGAGATGCAAAAGCTCTTGAGCTTGAAGATACAATGGAAATACTTGAGTTTGAATCTGAAGAAGAAGCTGATGAGTTCATCAAAGTTATACTTGAACTGGAAGAGATAGATTATGAAGAAGAGTTTGGCATTGAAGATGAGTTATTTGAAATTGAAATTGAGTTTGATGATGAAGATGTATTTGTTGTATTCGAAGATGAAGAGCTTGAAGAAATGGATTTGGAGATAGAAGATGAGTCAGATGAAGAGATATTTAGAGATGACAAGATTAGAGAAGATGAAGTTCTTATTGAAGAAGAGACCGAAGATGACCTTGAAGTTTTACAGATGGAAGATATTACCGAAGAAGATGAAGAGATATTTCTTGAAGAAGTGGTTGCAGAACAGATTGAAGAGCTAGAAGAAGTTATTGAAGAAGTAATCGAGATAGAAGAGATAGTAGAAGTATTAGATGAAGAAGAACTCGAAGAACTTACAGAAGAAGAACTCATCGAATATGAAGAAGCCAAAGAAGAAGCAATAGAAGAATATGTTGAAGAACTTGAAACAGAAGAAGTCATACAAATTGTTGAAGAGATTGCTGATGTCGGAGTGGAGAATCTTGCAACTGTTAGCCAAGAAACTATTGAAGTGGTAGCACAAGTTGTAGAAGAAGTTATTGAGATTGCATCTGAAGAAGAACTAACAGAAGAACAAATAGAAGTCGTTGCAGATGTACTAGGGTTTGAAGAAAAAAAAGATGTTGAAGTGATTGCAACAGCAGTCAAAACAGATAAGACAGTTGCTAAAGCTGTTGATGAATTTGTTGAGAGAAAAATAGAAAATGCAGACATAGAAGATTACAACTTGGCAGACATCACAACAGAAATTACATTTGAGTCTTTAGCCGATGGAGACTTTAGTGTTATTATTGATGTTGATTTAGGAGATGTAAATATTAGAAATATAACTGATGACCTATCGACTCAACAAAAAGAGAAGGCACAAGAAGTTATAGTTCCAACTCTTTTACTAAGGATTGCATCTCTTGCATTATTAAGGAAAACAGTATGATTCAAAAAGTTTGGAAGTGGCTTGTAGAAGGAGTTAGAGAAACTTTAAATCTTGCATGGACTCTCATAGGATTAATAATTTCAATTTTGACTTTGAGTGGAGCATCAAGAACCATTACTTTTTATGCCACGATAATCACTCTTGCTATATGGTTACTCACAATTAGGTTTAGAAAATGAGTGCTGGTAATGGCTACACCCAAAAAGAAATGCTCCATCTTCTTCTTGAAGGTCAGAACAGATTACACGATAGGATAGATGACCTTGAAGATAAGGTTGATAAGAAGGTAGGCAGACAAGAGCTGTTCGGTTGGGTAACTGCTGGTGTAGTTTCTTTGACAGGATTAATGGCTTTTTTCGGCTAAATAAAAAGATTTTTTTTCCCACTTTTTTAAACCCTATAATCATTGGGTTTTTCTTGTATTTTTTTTTAAGAAATATTAAAAATTAACAATCATTGATTAATTATTTGTTATACTTAATAGTATTGAAGCATTGAGAACACAATCAGAATTCAAGGTTCTCCACCTTCAGCAGAGACTAGACAGAGAAATCTGGAGAGTTGGGAAAAGGCAAAGCCAAGCACCCAAAGAAAAAGGGTCTCAAGGAAAAAAAGATTTTTGCAAACTGCTCATCTTATGGTGGGCAGATTGGAACAATCAGTTCCTACTAAAAACTAAGGAGAAAAAAATGAACAAAGTACAAATTAGAGAAGAACTTAAAGCAATCACAAGCAGTGATGAATCAGTTGTAAGAGACATTGCTTTTGCTTTAAATTTAATTGCAACCAATCACACATTGGTTAAAGCTGTTGAAGAAAATGTAATCAATGTTGCTTTGATTGCTTATGAACTTGAGAGAAAACTAAGTTAGTAATTATCTAACTGCTCTCTACTGGAGAGCAGATAGATACTTATACAAGTATCAATACAAAAAACAAAAAGGAGAAAACAAAATGAAGAAAACAAAATATTATGCATACATACCAAAAAAGCAATTAGTGAAAAGCTACAACGCATGGCAATGGAAAACTGATGCAACAGTCAGAAAACCAATCTATGTTGATGACAGTGGAGTTCCACATTTCAAATATGATGGAGACTTCCACCCAATCAAGCCAAATCACTTTGGACATAAGTATATAGACCTAAATGATAATCCAGTTTATTATGATGGATTTAATGGTTTGGGTCTAATGCATTTTCCAAAACTTGATGGTGCAAAGTACAAAATCACATTGACTCTAGTTGATGCTGATGATGATGATGCTGATATACATGTTGATGACAAACAACCTTCAAAGGATAGATTTGATGATAGTGTCATTCACACATATTCAGCTTACAATTACAACAAATAAGTAATTATCTAACTGCTCTCTACTGGAGAGCAGATAGATACTTATGTATCACTAAAAACTAAAGGAGAAAAAATGAAAAAAGAAATAGACATAGAGTTGATTGTATTGTCTTTGAAATACATTCAAAGAAACATTGATATGTCATTGTGGAAGGAAATCAACCCAGCTAACCAAATCAATTATGAAAAATGGGAAATATCAAGAGATATAAAAACATTAATCAATAACTTAGATAAGTAATTATCTAACTGCCCATCTACTCGGTGGGTAGATAGATACTTATGTATCACTAAAAACTAAAGGAGAAACTATGGAAGAAATAAAAGAAATGATTTCAAAAGAAATCGTTGATAGATATGCAGATGCACCATCAATGCCAGAGAGCGATGAGATATGGTCAGATGCAGAATACTGTAAGCAGATAATCGATTGCTTGATTGACACAAAAGTCAAGAACAAACATTTCGACCTTGCACAAACAGTAAAGTATCTAAAGATTGACATTGTGGAGAGCTATGTCTGATAGATACACATTTAAAGAGAACTTCACAGTGGAGTTCACAATCGAAGCAGACTCTTATGACAAAGCATACAAAGCATATAGCCAGATGTTTGATAAGAACATTCAGCTTGGGTATGACAAGTGGAGAGATGTTGAGAACAAGAATATCCTTGTCGGTCAGTTTGAAGTTCAAACTGAATCAATACATGGAGAAGAAGAATGAGTAAGAGAGTTCTAATAGAATGCTCACAATGTGGTCTAACAAGCGACATTATAGATATGACACATTCTAAGATGACTCTTTGCTATTCATGTCTAGCTGACTTTGCTAATGGAGCTGAGATATGAACAGAGCATTGAGAAGAAAACTCAAAAGCAAGAAGCGTGGTCGAGTTATCTTCAATGGTAAAAGATTGAAGTATAGGACAAAAGAATGAATAGAGAAGATGAAATCAAAGTAGAGAAACTACAAAGAAAAATTTTATCTTTGAACAAAGAGAAGATGGAAAAACTTAGATTACAAGAAGAAGAGTAATTAGCTAGAGTCAATGGGGATTGCCCTTATTATGCGTACTAATACATACATAATACTCATTGGCTCTATGGTAACTATTCTGTCGTAGCACAAAGCTACGCTAGTTATCGCACAAAAAAATACAAAGGAGAATAATGGCAGAGATTAATCTGACAGATGATGAAGGTTACAATCCAAACGAGAGTTATGATTGGGTTCAATATCCTTCAAAAATTGACACCAGATGCGATGTTTGTTGGCGTTACCTATTCAAGGGAGACATGATAAAACAGCGTAAAGTTAATGGTGTCATTTGGAGAGCAGTCTATTGCCCAAATGCTAAGAAGGAAATAATGCACTTGAATACATCAAAAGAATATTTGATGCATCTACAAGGTGTTAATGCTCTTCTTGGTATTGAGTTTTCAAAAGAGCGTTACAACCAAGCTGTAAAAGAATGGGAGCGTATGCGTTACAGAAAAGGGTATCAAGATGTAACTACCAAAAATATTGTTGATGGACTATCAGCTGATGCACCAAAAGACTTATTGGATTTTGCAACAGACCAACTGAAGTATCTCAACAAGAAAAAAGAATCTTTATATACTCGATTGAGAAATCGACAAGTAAAGGTTATGTATTCAGTCGATGATGATAAATCTAAAGACTTACGAAATGAGTATGAAGATGCATTGGCAAAGATTGAGTTCATGGAAAAACTAAAAAAACAAGCAAGAAGGGAGATGGACTTATGAGAGAGTTCAAACCAATACTTTGGGAAGATGGCAGTTCTTTTCCAAAGATTAAACAAGGATTCGATAAAAATGCTATCAAGTCAAAGTATTTTACTGAATCTATTTTAAGGACACTTGTGTCTAACACTGGCAAGGTGTACATCGTTTACGAACAAAACAAAATGGGTACACCAACAGATTACAAGAAGCAAAAAGATAGTATCACTACTGGTTTTGCAAATGTGAAAAAGAAGTTGATACAAAGAAATCTACTTTTGTCATTTCGTGTAAGAAGTGATGAATTGTACAAAGGTGGCACAGTAAGAGTGTATGCAAAAGTATTACCACTTATGAGTGCAGAGAGTGAGGAAGAATGATAATGGATTTTATTTATTCAATGGAATTATATGAGCTTATAGCATCATCATTGTTGTTCGGATTCAGTCTCACGCTTCTTGGAGCTTGGATTGCTCTTAGTCATGCTGAGAGAAAACTTGACAGAGCTAACCAAAAAAGATTTGCAGATGAATATGGTATTCCATATTGGGTCAGAGCAACTGATGAGCAAATCGGTATTACTAATCGTTGATTTGTGATACTATTATTTAATACTAAAACAAAGGAGAAAAATGACAGAACAATTAGTTCTTCTGTCTGTCAAAGAAGTCGCACAATTACTAGGAGTAGATAGAGCTACTATTGGAAGTTGGAATCACGCTGGTAGATTACCAAATCCAGAGTGGACTGTTTCTGGTGGGCGAACACCAATATGGACAGAAGATACTATCAAGGACTGGGCAAACTCAGATGAGTTCGTTCAATCCAAGTTAGATGGTTGGGCAAAGAATAGGTTAGAACAATGAGCGTATTCTTTAGAGGACAACCAATACCAGACTACGCTAAGTCAAAGCACGAAAAAGTTAAATATGTTTTGACAAGGTATAGAGATGCAGAACCAATATCAAATGGAGAGTTCATTTATGATTTGAACTTTTCAAGATTTGGTTCTTCTATTCACAATCTCAGAAGAGATGGTTGGGATATTGTAACCCTTCCATCTAAGAAGAAGGGTCTATGCTTCTACTACCTAAGAAGTTTACCCAGTGAAGTAGAAAAGCAAACACAGCTTCGTTTGGTTTCAAATGAGAGCTGAAGTAAAACATTGGAGAGAATGGGCAGTGCTTACCAACGAAGAGAAGGTTGCACTGTATCCATATCTCTCTGATAAAGAAAAGAAAAAAATCTGGACAAGAGACTACTATAAAGTAATCAGAAACAATACTTATCCAAACAAGTACAAAGATAAGTATGATGCCAGATTTGAAGAACAGAAAAAAAGAAGGGAGAAGAAATATGAGCAAGGATAGAGCGATTGTTGCACAATGTGCATTCAAAGGAGCTATCGAATTATGTGTTGCTGAAAAAATACAAATGAGTGAAATCATGGATTACACCTATAAGTATGCAGATGCAATGTGGGATAAGTATGGCTTTGAATCATCTTATGATTCTGGAAGCAGTAATTATTCTGGTGGTAAGGACAGACCAGCTTCTGATAAGCAGAAGAGCTTTGTGAGCAGTCTGTTTAACAAACTTACTATTCAGCAACAGCAACAGTACAAAGATAAAGTTGATACAAACAGTATGACTATATCTGATGCTTCTGACTTTATTCAGACATTTCAAGACTTGATTGAGAAACAAAAGAACACTCCAGTCAATCTTGATGATGCACCACCATTTTAGATGGATTATATAAAGTCAGATATATATTTCAGCATTGTGCCAGAATGGGTCATTGATGCACCTATTTCGGCACAAGCTGTCAGAGTCTATGCAGTGTTGTGTCGCTATGCAGATAAAGAAGATGGTACTTGCTTCCCAAGCATACGAACACTTGCAGAGAGACTCAATGTCTCTGATTCAACTATAAAAAGAGCTTTGAAGGAACTAAAAAGTATCTCAGCTATCAAATCAGAAAAAAGATTTGATAAGGCAACTGGAGAACAAACTTCAAATCTCTACACAGTTTATAGGAGTCAAGGTGTCATATATGACCTACCCAGTGTCAAATCTGACCCTAGCCCAAGTTCATCAGAGACCCACAAACTAGAGTCATCTAACCATAGTCATTCTTTGGAAGATAGAAAAGCTCTATGGAATGCACTAACAGAATCTATTGGTTACACACCAAAGACCCAAACAGAGAGAGCTGGGTGGAATAAATGTGTTAAGCAATTAAGAGAAGCTGGTGCAAAAGCAGATGAAATTCCTAGCAGGGTAGTACAATATAAAAAGCACTTTAAAGGTATGACACTTACACCTTATGCTTTAGTAAAGCATTGGTCATTACTTGACAGTTATGTCGAGCAAGAGCCAAAGAAGCATGATTGTGCAACTGATGGTTGCCACATGATTGACTTAGATGTAATTGAGAAATGCCGATTTTGTGGTTTAGAAATTTCTAAGCAAACAACCAATAGCTAACAACAGGAGCAAGAGTAAGGAATAGAGTCGAAGGAGAACTTCGGACAGGTGTAGATACTCCTTTCATCTAGCGATAGATAATAGGTTACCTTGTTGAACACCTTACTCAGCTCCATTTATAAACTTCCATCGACCAGATATTCCATTAGACTGACATCGAACAAATGTTTGAAGGTCTATGACTGAAAAAGCTAAAAAAATAATTAAGAAGAAACAGGAAGTCAAGCATAATCAAGAACTAGGAAACAATTATTATCCAAGTGGTTGGAAGCCACGAATAGATTATGACTATGGTACTAACACTGGAGAGCTTACTCATGTTCAACCACATGATGATAACTTCAAGTTCAATTCACTTCTGGAGTCTTGGGGTTACGATTCAAAAGAATTTTATATAGAAGAAGATAAAATACGATTCTCTACTTGGCAGACACAAATCAAAGGTGGAGAGATTGTCGATATGTATGCATTCAAGGCAATCATCAAGAAAAGAAACCCACATCATAATAAATTTTTTAGAAAATTAGAACGACAGATTGAAAAGAAAAAACCAATTAGGGTATCACAAGACACTGGAGAACTAGCATATATGTTTTTTTGTGCAGACTGGCAGTTTGGAAAAGAAGAGTATGGAGCTGATTGGGGTGTAGATAGTACGATTGATTACATAAGAAATGCGATTGTAAAAGCAAAAAGAGAAATAAAAAATCTTAAAAAGATTGGTCAAGTAGTTGATGAAATTTACATCATAGGTTTAGGCGACCTTATTGAATGCACTTTTGGCTTCTTCGACCACCAAAATTTTAACATCAGTTTGACAAGAACAGAGCAAGAACACTTAGCAAGAAAAATGGTTCTTGAAGTTTTAGATGGATTATTAGGATTAGCACCAAAAATAGTTATTGGAGCTGTCATTGGCAACCATTCAGAATATAGAACTGGAAAAACAACTGTTGCAACGACAAGATTAGATGGTTCTGATACTGCAATATTTCAAATAGTTGGAGAAATAATTGAAGGTAGAGAGCGTTACAAGCATGTAAAAACTGTCGTACCAGATGATTATCATTTAACTTTAGAAATAAAAGGTAAAAGAATTACTTTTTATCATGGACACATGGTTTCTGGTGGTTCTGGAATAGAAGGCAGACTTATGAATTGGTGGAAGAATCAAGGACATGCTGGAAGAATACAATCTGATTACCTTGTTACTGGACACTATCATCATTTAAGAGTTTTAACAGAGCGTGGTAAAACATGGTTTCAAGCACCATCATTAGATACATCAGTAGAACTTGAAGCAAGGAGTGGATTGACTACTTCTCATGGAGTATTGACCTTTACTTTGTCAAAAAATGGTTGGGATAATCTTAAAATTTTATAAATTTAATGATTATTGATTTATAATATTTGTATGAAAAGAATAGCTATCGAGAATGATGGTACAAAAGTAAGACTACTTTTGATGGATAATGATGACAATATCATTTATAGGAACTTGCCAAAAGGGATTATAGATATTGACAGACTAAAAGAGTATGAAGATACTTCTTTATCCAGTAATTAGTTGCTTAATAACTTTTAATCAACCAGTTACTCCAGAAGTCATTTACGATTACAAGGATTGTAAGAAGATTGAGTTCCAAGTAAATTCAGTCTCACACTGGCAACCCTTGATACAGAAATACTTTAGAGAGGAAGATGTGATTAAAGTTAGTAGAATCATGTTTTGTGAGTCATCTGGTCGCTCAAAAGCTGTCGGATATAACACAAATGGCACAACTGATGTCGGTTTGATGCAGATAAATGATTCGACATACGACTGGATTTCACAGAAACTTGGGTGGTATGGAGACAGAAAAGACCCAGATTTCAATTTAAAGATGAGTTCTTGGCTATTCTATAAGTCTGGAGAACATCATTGGAATAGTTCTGCAAAGTGTTGGAAGGATAGGAATGATTAAAAAAGCAATAGTTACTGGTACTTGGAGAAAAACTTGGTTGGCAAAAGATGTCATTGAAGTTTTAGATTCAATACAAGAACTAAAGAATATGTACCCACATCTGAATCTTAGTAATGCACAAGTAGAGTTTGTAGAGCTTGATGATATAGATACTGAGTTTGAAGAAGTTAAGGAAGAAGAATGAGAGATATATTTGATATTTATAAAATCACTGAAGATGAAGTTCTGCTTGATTTGAATGGACAAGAAATAGGAGAAGAAGAATGAATTACCCAGATGGATTTAAAAGATTAGATGCAATAGATGCAGAGATTGATGACACTGTATTTAAAGAAGTAATAATAAAACAACTTAACTATATGCGTATAGAAGGAATCAATCTTGTTGATGATGCAGATGATTTAGTAAATCAATACTTACAGATTTGCAAAGCATTACCAGAATAATG